AAAAGCTGCACCGAAGTGATGCCAGTCTTCGGCTTGATGATGCCGCCGAACAGAGGACGATTGTAGGCGCCAGTGCGCTGCCTGATTCCCTCGATGCCGTATCGAGGACCGAGGAAATTGGTCCTACCCTTGTCAATGTCGATCTCCAGCAGATGACACTGGACGATATTGTCGATATCCATCTGGCCGCCCATGAGCATACACATTAGCTGCGATACGCCGTCGGTCTCCCAATCGATATTGGCATAGGGGAAACCAATCCAGACGACACCATCTTTCTGGTGCTGATTCTTCTCGAACCCCGGAGACCCACTGTAAATCTTGGCGCAATGGTCCTCGATCATTTCCTTGGTTTCCCAGGTCGAACGCGCGTTCGGGTTGCCGATGGACTGACCAATGGCCAGCTCCATCGCGCCATCGAGCAGCGTGGTCTTGCATTCGAGGTAGTACAGCGCCCAGAAATACTTCTCTGAGTCAATTTCGTCCAGGATGATATCCATATTAGATGCCCTTGTAGTTGAGGTATTTGATCAATTCTTCTGGCGTGCCGATCGGATGATGGCGCCGAATGTGATAGGTTTCAAACTGCGCGCCGTCATTCAGGTTCTGGTTGATTGACGGGGCAATGTAGAACTCATTGTTGGTTCGCACATTGTTCTTGATCATCTTGCCAGCGGCGTGAACAAAGTCTGTGCCACGACGCCAGCAATAGACGCCGACGGTTGCGATGTTGGAAATGACCTGCTTCTCGGCGACCTCGACGATGTACTTGCCATCTTCATCCAGACGGACATACGAATGCTTTGGTGAGCGCGAATTGAACGTGAAGACGGCGCCTTCGACCTCGGCAGTGTAGAACCAATCGTAGAACTCCTGCCGATTGTATTCCATGATCTGGTCGCAGTTGGCGATCATGAGAGGATTGAAATCGTCAATGTATTGCTCGGCTAGCAGAGCCGTGCAGGCAGCGCCTTGCGTCAAGCCATTCGTGAATACCAACCGGAGAGAGTTGACGTTGCGCCATGCGTTTTCAAGCTGGACGCCATACTGGTCATAGTGTTCTTCCTGCAGGATGAAAATGTAGTCATTCTCAAGTCCCAGGTTTTCGACTACGCGCTCAATCATCGCCTTGCCATTTACGTCGATCAGAGGCTTAGGCTTGTCATAGCCGCATTCCTGAAAGCGTTTGCCAGCGCCGGCCATTGGTAGAAGGATTCTCATCTTGTCGATACTTTCGTTGTGAGTGTTGGATCTTGGGGCGCTATGCCACCGTCGATGACCTGATCCTTACAGTAGTCTCGCACCATCGAATGCCTCATAGCATCAGGTGCAACAGGAAAGAAGGGATGGTTCATGTCGTGGTATTCGACTTTACCCTGCATGATTTGAGCATTCATCTGCGTGGAAATCATATGTTCGCCGACCATGGGAATCTTGTACTGGGAATAGAACCTATCCAATTCAAGGAACGTGTCGCTATACTGATCCATGACCCGCTGACCGCCGAAGGCGAACTGATCAGTGATCATGTTTCGGTCCTGCAATTCAGTCGGCACATGCAGATATTCGGGACTGAGGACAGCAAGGTCAAACTTGCGATTGACTGCGTAGTCAAATCTCAACCGAAACACCCAATCATAATTGCCGGTATACGCTTCATGGACTCGCCGGAGCGACGATGCCTGAAAAATAGATCGGAACAGTGAAAAGATGTTATAGGCGGGGTATCTCTCTGAAACTCCGTTCACATAGGTGCGCGGCAGCTTGAGCCTCTTGTCGGGCTCGGTCATGATCGAGACAGGTTTGTATGCATCCACGGCATCCAGCGTGACGCCGCGGGTTGTCTCGGTGAACCACGAATGGATGAACACATCTGGCTTATACACGTCCAGAATGTTTGCCTTGATGAAGGGGTATGCGTAGTTGTAGTTCTTGGTGAGACCAGATATCTCGACGGCAACGCGCATGATGATCCTTATTCAGTGAACGTGTATAATACAACAATCCGTGGGGATTGTCAAGCGAAATTACTTCTGCCAGCGAGAATTGTAGAAGATGAAATCCTGCTGAATCAATTCACCATTCATGACGTGATCTTCGACGTGCGCCGACAACCGGAATCCTTTGGCGTACATATACCGCATCATGGTATTCATGAGAGGCGCACCCTGGTTGTATTCAATCAGAGATAGCTCCAACTGGATGAAACGTGCGGCATGCATGACCCGCTGACCACCATTGAAGATGTCCATTTCAGATCCCTGGGTGTCGATCTTGATAAAGTCATAGGGGCCTTCGACCAATGCATCCAGAGTCTTCGTCTTTACCACTTCGGTATCGACATCCTGGTAATGCTCAGTCTGCTCGCGATAGTAGGACGTTCCCGTGCAAATCGGGTTCTTCTTATTCTTGTATAGCGTGACGTCCTTTGCCGAGTCGGAGAGCATCACATTGTAGAACGGAAGTGCGGTAGCCTCAAGATATGGAAGGCAGTCGCGATTGCCTTCGATCATGATGATGTCGGCCAGAGGTCGGATCTTTTTGAAGTAGCGTGAATATTCCCCAACGTTGGCACCTATGTCCAGAAGCGACCCTACCTGAGCCTGCGTCCAGTATTGTTTCAATAGCTCGGTGTTCATGTTATTCCTTGAATTTGTAGACGTTGCGGGAGAACCAGTCAACGAATCGCTGAAGGTCGAATGCCGAGCCGTTCAGGGTGTGTATCATGGGCTGGAGGTACATTTTCTCATATGCCACGGGATCATTATCAAGCTCAATGACCTTCTCGATCATTGCTGGGAAGTCACAATCATCCGAGAAATGAATGAAGGCCGCGGGGTTGAAGTCCAGGGCGACAGTCGGCGATCCCCAATAGATCGGGATCGTCTTCATGTAGAGCGCATGGAAAAGCTTCTCTGTGCAGTATCCCGGATAGCTGGAGTTTTCAAAGCACAGGTTGAACTTGTACGGCTTCAGGAACTCAGCCTTGTTCTTGGCTGCTTCCATTCCGCGAGGAAGAACTTCCCCGATGTTATTGAACAGCGGTCCTGCGGCATCTACCTTCTTGTACTGCGACAGGACCTCGAAGAACTTATTGCGCTGGGGACATGCATCATTGCCAGAAATGAAGGCAGCAAACTTCGTCTTGCTTTTGGCTTCCTCTGCTAGGCGATAGGTCAACTCGATACGCGGCATTCCGTGATAGTGAACCATCATCCAATAATCGATCACATACAGAGGCAACCTGAAATGATTCGATTGTGATAGGTGATCAAACGAAATGGCGAAGTCCGTCTGGCGACCATAGGGGCGCTTGTTCTCCCCTGTGTAGAAGATGCGAACCGTATTCGGATCCTGGAACATCAGGTTATTCTGTCCGAAGGTTTCGTCGCAGAAGAACAGGTAATCTGGCTTCACGTCATCGCGGACGACATTATACCGTCGCGAAAGTGTATGAATGAAGAAGTCATCCAGACCGGCGAAATAGTCAGTGAACCCGATCTTGATGGTCGGCCTAAGCGTATCGTTGTTCAATTTGTTCTCTCAATCCTGGTACACGATCATACTGATGGACGATGCAATACTTGCGGCCGTTGGAATTGTAGACACCATCTTCCTTGACGATGGGCTCCTCATCGAGGAGCTTTGAACGAAATTCTGCGATCTTCGTCGGATCCATGGTCGTACCCAACTGGGCCGCCCAGGCATACTGCGACTGCGGGAAGAAGGTCTTCTCGGAAAACTGCTTCTGCGCCAACAGGAAATTGTAGACCGACTGATCCGTAATAGGGATAGGACGGTTCAAGGACATCTGGAAGATCATCATGCTCAGGTCTTTGATGGTGTCCCACTTGCCCGCGAGGACGCCGACGTTGTAGACTTCGCGGTTCTTGTAGACCTCATGGAAGTATCCGCCGAACGTGTCGTACAGATTATGGTTGTTCCAGTGTTCGTCAATGAACCGGATCGACTCCGAAGAAGCGACCATGTCGCAGCGTGCACGCTGCGAACCAAGATTTTCTTCCAGCCACTCGGATGGATTGGTTTGAAACACCACGTCACGAACGTCAGTAGTGATGACGTATCGTGGCTTCTCGACAACGTTCTGGAGCGTGTGCCAGATATGGAAGAACCGCTCGACGTGCACCATGAACGGCGACGGATCAGTGAAGAACCGTGTCTCGTCCTGCTTGAAGCCGATGACCATGAAATTACGATCAAGGAGCGCCTTCACAGTATCCTTGTCAGAATTGAAAACGATCATGACCTTGGACCCCGTGAAGCCCGAGGCATCAATCGAGTTAGCCCAGAATTTGATGCGATCCCAATTGTAGTCGGTATAGCATCCGATGATCATGTCATTCTTAGAGGTGAGCATGTTTACTCCTTGATGGACGCGACGATAACGTCCTTCTCGACGTGTCCGTCCAACAGGTTCAACTTGTACTCTGGATTGATCGCCATGAGCATATGGGTGATCTGTTCCTCAGAGATAAAGCCCCATTCCTGGGATCCGAGCAGACGCCGGTCATCCACGAAAATCGTGTGCGTATGCACAGGGCGCCGCTTGATATTCTTCTCGATGCCCATGTGGCTCATGGTCACGACCTCTTTACCGAAGATCGCGCGGAGCTCAAGCTCCAATGGGCAGGGGCCGTATGCGCCACCGACCAGAGGTCCCGAGGCATGGGCGTCAAGCCAGAAGGTCGCCTCTTCGGTGAGCCCTTCGACAATCTCAGGAATGATATCGACCGAATCGCCGAGCCAGACTTTCACTTCGGGTCGATCCTTGAACCGAATGACGTTCTCGGCGAATAGGTCGACGTTTAATTCAATCGTGTGAATACGCTTGAAGCCATGTGCCAGTGCTATATTGACCGTATCACCGTGATAGGTTCCGGTCTCGATAAACGTTTCGCCGACGGCGTATTTCGCGAGATATTCAGGTCGCAGATGCGAGGGGTTTTCAATCATTTTCTTGTCCATGGATACTGACCTTCGAAGGCCATGAGATTGTGTCGATTTCCCTGTTCAAAGAACAGGGGCGATGCAGAGCCTGCGTTACCGTCAAGGCGATAATTCAACGAATACTTTCTGTTCGTCGCGTATTGACCAGGCAATAGGCCCTGGCGCATATACGAAAGGAATTGACGATCCCCGCCATATCCCGTGTGCCACAGATGCGACACCTTGATCAGGAAATCGCGGCGGAATGCATAGGCGCTTGTGTCGATATGATAGTGGTTCGAACCATACACGGGCCAATGTCCCAGAGATTCGCAGTTATCATTGAATAGGAAGGTGCCGTCTTCGGCGACAATCTTGCGAAGGGAATAGGCGAACTGGGGGATGGGATTTTTGTTCTCCTCCTGTAGCTCCTCAATCATCGATTCCACATGGTCTTCATCATACCAGTTATCCTGGTCGAGGAATAACACATAGTCTTCATTGACTAGCTGAGACACGCCCGCATAGACGCGATGGCCATAGAAGCCATTGCCGCCGGTGTTGTCTTTGAGTAGGAGAAGATCGTCCTCGATGGATCGACCCATTGGCGCGTTCACGTTTAGAGCGAACTCGGCAAAGAATTTCATACCATCGAGGACGATAAGAGGACGAACGTTCTTATATGATTGCGCGTAGACAGACTTGATAGCCTGCACAGTACGTGGGTTACCAGTCGTTGGAATGATGACTACCGCGCTTTTCATAACGAAACTTTCGATTAGGCCTGACGGGTTAGGTAGGTGATGCGTACCGATTCAGGGTTGAAGTATTTCTTGACCATCTGCACGGCCTTCTTGTGCGAGAAATTCTTGCACGAGAAAATGTCGATATAAGCCTCACCAGAGCAATCGACAAAGTGGCCGGTAATCGAGGACGTTTCGATTAGCTGGACGAGCGAGTATCCAGCAGCCTCGATATCGTGCTCGGCAAAGTGGGCGACCGTAGGTTCGCCATAGGCTTTCATGTCAATGGCAGGAACGAGTTCCTTGATGAATGCCACAATGTTTTTCTTCGACATGACAGACTGCATATCGCAGCCCGCGCAATCGAGAATAAGATGATGACCCCAATACTTCTTCATTGCCATAATCCCTATGAGCGAGTGTAATCATGTATTATATATGGCTTATCGGCGGATGTCAAGCGAAATGTCGATCACCGCGACACGTCGTCAAAACACGTCGAAAAATTAGGAAACTATCGACACATGGTCTTCCGCGTTATGCTCAAACTTTTGGAAGATGTTCACCTGAGGGACCTTGCCGGCATATAGGCCACCATATTCCACGCGGTTGAACCACTTCTCGAAGCCGACGGCGTAGTTCGCAGTCAATTCTACGCTCCTGTTGAACCAAAGCCGCCGACTCGATTGCCCTTCTGAGAAGGTGCAATATTCGTGTCGATCAGAAGGGAACGAACCATCGGAACCAGCTCGGCCTGTGCAAGGCGTGTTAGATGGGGAATGCGGACTGTCATTCCAACGTCGACCACGGCGGTGAACAGAAGGAAAGACTCCTGCGTATAGTCCGCATCGATCACACCTTCTGAGTTGGGCTGAATGAGCCCATACTTGAGACCGGTAGACGAACGGGGATGAACGCGGAGAGAGAATCCTTCTGGGACGTCGAAGATCAGCCCTGTCGGCAGCATGTAGATATACCCAGGAAGTAGGTCGACGAGATCCTTGCCATCGTTCAAATAAAATTCATGCTTGACTCCATGACGCCATGCTGTCACATATTCCTTCCCGGCAGCACAGTACGCCAGATCAAAGCAAGCTGCCTGATCAGTGCCATACGCAGGTGACGGAACATCTGGGTGAGTTTTGAAGAACTTGAGGATGGGTGCTTTGGTAGTGCCGCATTCACAATTTTTACAAGCCATAACGAATCTCCATTGTTTATTCAGGCTTCTTCTTGCCGATGGCGTACTTGGATACAAGCTGCCAATTTGCTTTGTCCTTGAATGCCAAAATCTTGATCTGGCTCAGGGGCGTTGTAGGTTCACGAGTTTTGTTCTTGTTCACAATCTTGAACAGATTCCATTCATCCAGGAGATTGGCGATTGTATTGCGACGTGCAATGTCGTTTTCTCCGAAGTTTGTAGGTCTGCCGTCTAGAGCAAAAAGCTCCTTGAAGTGTACGAGATAGTATCGACCCTGCTTATGCAGGATATGGCATGATTGGTAGACCGTCTGATCTTTCTTGGATGCCACACCAATTCTGGTTAGTGTTTCCTTAACCTTTAGGAAGTCGTCAGGCTGACTTAGCAGCACCTCGACCATGTCCTCTACGGTCCACATTTTTACTCACTCCACCTTTGTCCGTTCTTATTCTTATTTCATCAAGCTGATCAGCGGTGAGGATCCGGAGGGCATCGCGGGCTTTCGCTTTAGACAACCCATAATACTCCTGAACCAACTCAATATCGGCAAGTGTTTCCTTTTTGACCCAAGGAACAAACTTCCGCTTATACGCTCGAATACTATTTAGCGCATAGGCATATTGCATAGCCGCAGGGAGCCAGTGGAGTCGGTTTAGCTCTGCGACGTGCAAGATGCAGTCAACGTGATACGATAGGCCGCGGTTGACCAAGAAGGCATTGTAGTCTTTTTCGTCATCCAGGACGTGCTTCTTGGTGACCAGGATCGACGGGAGGATATCCTTGAATATTTCAGCCATCAGTATTCCGTTACGGTATATTGGGACAGGAGATCCTGTGTTTCAATAGGAAGTTTATGAATGAGTCGGACTGCTGGTTGATTTATAGCGACAGCATACATTTCTTTGTTTTTCCAAGGACCCCTCTTTGGGAAAAATGAGGTATAAACAAACGCCTTTGAATCGACTTCAAATACACAGCCATCATATGCATAACTGACGCCCTTTACAGGGGCAGCAATAAAGAACAGTCTGTCCACCTTTGAACATTTTTCAAGTTGGTTTGGCTTGAAGGTAAAGGCGTTTTTATACCTGTATGGGCCTTGTGTTTTTACCTCGGCCTTGAGGCCATCTATCAAAAGATCCTTCTTTCTATCATATGGATCCAAAGCTGGTTCTACTGTATTACCAAGCCTAGAGAAATGTCCAATAATGAAATTCTGACCGATGTTCCCCAAATGGGCATTCTTTTCCGTTCGGCTCAACTCGCTTCGGTATTTCATTTGAAGTCGCATTCCATCATGAGGACCGTGAGCATCGCGGTCGTATTGATGTCGGGATCGGGGACTGCCGTGCCCCTGAACTGCCATTCACCAAGAACCACGACGGCCTGTGGGATCGACTCAGGCTTCAGGATTTCATATAGCCCATCGAAGATCGCTCGATAGAGCTTTGCATGATCCATATCGCCGTTGAGGGCGACCCACTTTCGCATCGCTCCAAAGTCCTTGTTTTTCAAATAGCTAACAAGTTCCTTGATCGTTACGTCCGAAAGCTGGGCCAGGATCCCAATGTCAATGGAACCCTGAGCAGAGTACCGCTGGAGCTCATTGAGTGTGCGGCGATAGTCGGGGAAATGCTTACCGATGACTTCGGCGAGAACCTTCTTATCAAAGGTCACGCCTTCTTCATTCAGGATCATGGAGAGCCGCTTCATGAGCTGGCCTGCCATGACAGGCTTCTCATCATTCTTGAGCTTGAACTCGATTACGGCGCAGCGCGAATGGATCGCTTCGATAATGCGAGCCTTGTGGTTGCAGGTGAAGATGAAGGAGCAATTGATGGCAAACTCCTCGAGGGCGCCGCGGAGACCAGACTGGAGGTCTGGCGTCATGTTGTCGGCCTCGTCAATGATAATGACTTTGCGGCCGCCCGTGAAGGACACAGAGGAGGCGTATTGGGTGATCTTGGTTCGCAGCGTGTCGATACCACGCTCCTGTGAACCATTGAGCAACATGAAGTCGCAGCCAATCATGTCACAGATGGCCGAGGCAGCCGTGGTCTTGCCGACACCTGGGGTGCCAGTGAAGATCAGATTAGGCACATTCTTCTGTGCCACAAATTCGGTGAGGGTCTTCTTGAGGTGATCAGGAAGGATACAGTCCTCTATCGTGTGAGGGCGGTACTTCTCTGTCCAGAGGAATTGATCCATAATATAGAGCCTTTCAAGTTATTCATCGTGCCAGTAGAGTTGGAACACTACGGCCATAGCAAAGCGGGTGAGCCACCGAGGTTTGTGACCCAGATGGATCGACATATTGGAATATCCGACCTTATAGTGACCGACAGAGGATGCCGGGGGAGGGGATATTTCAAACTCGGGGAATATGATCGGAGCGGGGAGATTGGACATAATGATCATAGTAGGAGAGGTGTTGGCCTCTCCTACATAGTGCCCTCCCTTTTTATCGGTCATTCACCTGAACGACCAGCGATATCCTCATAAAGGCTCTGGAAGTCCTGATTTTCTGCGACCTCGAGGTCGAAGTCACGATTGAAATGCGTCTTGGCGAGGCGGCGAATGAGTTTCTTGCTCAATAGCGTGTCTTCGGAGACCTTGGCGACGATGGTCTTGATGAGGTCTGCTTCGGCAGACTTGCGCGTCATGGAGTCATTGATTTCGTCCAATGAAGCCTTGAGCTTTTTCTTCTGGTCTACCGTCAGTTGCGGCGCACCAGAGTTTGATCCAATACCTGCGGTCATATGTTTTCCTTACGTTGCTCGTGTCGTGTCTCGGTACTTGCTGGTCTCACCACCGCGCTCGACCTTTACCTGGTGAATGCGGTGAGGTGGGTACCAGACAAGGTCTTCCGAATCGAATGGGGTGTGTCGATATCCGCCAGCGATGATAGCCGCGGCATGTTCACGCCCCTTCATGGGATCGTCTACATGATACTCGAAAACGAGTCCGTTGTCAAGATATACTTCGACGCGAGACCTATTGGCACGATAGTTATAGATCATGGTTTCTACAGTTTGTGTTTGGCCGGGTGCCGACGGAGATTCCAAGGGCTCAGCCACCATTCTTCTTCTCCGTGGCGATCCAATAGGTCAGCGTGTCATCTGCGTTTGTGAGCTTCACGACACCCTTGTGAGATACGACAACCTTATAGGTGTTGCCCATAATCTTCATGTTTTCGGTGCGAAGGGTAGCCTTGAAGTCTTCGACACCAGGGGCTTCACCGACGGCGAAGCGCAGAACGTTCGCGGCGTCATTCTGGAGGTCGACTGCCGAAACGAAAAGCTTGTTCTCGGATACTTCAATGACAAGCTGGGGAGCCTGAAGGACACCAGCGGCTCGCTGGATGTGGTTGAGGTCATCCGCCGAAAGCTCGAATACCAGGTCTTCCGCTGGGAGAACAATGTCCCTCTCGGGTGGCGTGATGATCAGGTTCTTTTCGGTATAGCGATAGTGAATGTGCGAGCGTCCACCGAAGCCAGAGATTGCCATCTCCTTTTCGTGAAACTCAACCTCGGCGCCTTCCTTATACATCGAAATGACGCCAAGGAAATTGGTGAGGTCGTAGATGGCAAATTCGACGGGGAACTTCTCGGCGACCTTTGCCTTGGCGACGATGTTCTTCTGTGGGGAGATTGTGTGGAGGACATCACCTTTCTTGACGGCGATGCCAGTATTGATGGTGGCGAAGTTCTTTAGGACTTCGATTGTCTCATTAGAGATTTTCATGGTATAGACCTTTCACGTCAATTCAAATTTTGTATAGTATACGCTAAAGCTTTGTCTTTGTCAAGAGAGAAACGAGGCCGGCCACTCTATATTTTAGGTCTGCCAGAGTGGTATCGTTGTCGATCAGAAAGTCGATATCCTGGCCGATCCATGCCCACTCGGAGTAATGAACCGGGGGCTGGGGCATTTCTTTCTTCGCTTCTGGTGAAGCATTGTTGTAGTCGAGTGCCTGCTCGAACCAATCGGGATTGGGCCCGCGCTGCACTAGGACGATGTGCCCTCCGAGAGAACGCAAATACCGAATTTCGTTCGGAAAGCGAACGTCTGTGATTACCACATTCTGCTGCGCTTCTGTGATGCGCTTACCACAGGACGCAACCCATAGGTCTTCACCAAAGACATTGCGTCCGGCTTCTGTCCCAAGGTATTGCATCATCAGGCGCGGGGTGACCTCGTATCCGAGAGTCTTGGTCCAGAACAGATCCACCTTCTCTCGGAATAAACGAGATTCTTCCGTGTCACCTTCGAGTAGGGCCCTGTCCCATCCGAACATATTGGCACAAGCGTCTTTTAGGGATCGTGCAAAATTATCACGAGCGAAGCCATGCTTTTCAACAAGGATATCGCCGACGGTGTTTTTGCCTGATCCAATGAACCCGATAACACCAATGATCTGCATTAGATTTTTCCGGTTAGTGCTGCGATGCGAGGAAGATCGCCCGTGAAGGCGTATGTTCCAATGTGCTGCGTCTTCATCCAAGGGCACAGCCAAATCTTGATATCGATCTTGCGGCACATCTGACAGAAGAAATAGTCTTCTGAGAGATAGCGTTCCGACTCACCAGGAGCATTTGGACCGCGGTCAATGATCGTGTCGAAATACGCATGGATATAGCGCGTACCATCGAACATTGGATTGCCGTTGTGGTCGGGCTTGTATCGATAATCTGGGTAGGCATCTTCAAATTTCTTGAAGACTTCCCGCTTGATCATCATCATGCCAGTGCCGATTTCCATGACCTCAAGAGGGTCAAGGACCGAGAACTGTTGCGTGCCGGCGACGGGGTTGAATACAAACTCACCGATCAGACCTTCAAGATCACCCGCAGACATTCCTGGGTTGCGCTTGACGGCATCGAAGATGTTGTTCCAATTGATGGACTTCTTGGGGTATGGTGCGCCGATGATATCCTTGTCGAGCGCCAGAAGCGTGAGGATATCCTGCGGGTTGAAATGGATGTCCGAGTCAATGAACAGAAGGTGTGTGAACCCTTCGGCGCGCAGAAATTCATCCACGAGATAGTTGCGCGCTCGGGTGATCAGAGATTCGTTGAATAGGAAGGAAAATCGAGTTTCGATACCGTATTGCGCGAGAAGCGCCTGGGCATCTAGTGCGGACTTACAGTAGAGTCCGTGGTTCATGCCGCCGTACATTGGTGTGGCGACGAAAATCTTGTTCTTACGTAGTTCTTCAATAGACGTTTCAATTTGCATCGCAAAGTCACTCCAGCTAAAATTGTGTAATCATGCTCTTGTTATATATAGCAGGAATCATGAGCCGCAGAAATAAAGAGGGAACGGAGTTTCCCCCATTCCCTCTAGACGCTATGCGCTGCGGTTAGGCAGACTTGCGGGCCTTGTTGCTGCGCTTGGCAGTGCCCATGCGATACACGGCAACCTTGGAGCCGTCGAAGCGGCGCTTGGTGTTCGTGTAGATCGGCCAGCCGGCCTGGCGGAGCTCGGCGATGCGTGCCGAAACATTCTTCACGCCAAAACGCTGGCGAGCCTGGGCTACGCTGAAGGTGTCATAAACACCGTTGCCGGCGAAGCCGAGGAATGTGTCGAGCATACGCTCTTTTGCGGGGGTTCGTTCCATAGTATCATTCTCCAATTAGTTTAGTGTCAAAACACGGTCTTTATCCGTATTGTGCAAGTATTATACTCGCATTAAGGGCCTTTGTCAAGTCCTTTTTTTCCTTTTTTCAGAAGGAAACTTTCGTGTTGGCGCTGTCAGGGGCAGCCTGCTTCGCCAATTCCGTTTCGCCAGAGACCTTCGTGTAAAGGTCCATGAACGCCGCCTTCGTTTCGTTGTCGAAGCGAGACAGGCACAGATTGATTGCCAGCATCTTGTTCTTGTTGAAGATGTTGTAGGCCTCGCAGACGTGTACCAGACGACGGGTCGAAATGAGGTCAGACACGGCGCCATCGTTGTAGGAACGACGGATGATATCAGCCCACTTGACCATCAGGTCCACAAACTCCGTGGCACCGGCGTCATTGGCATCCACCAGGTGTCGGAGGATACGGCGCTCGACCGTGGTCGACGGGTATTCCTGCTCCATCGTGATGGCGAAGCGTTCTAGGAACGCCTCATTCAGAACGTTGGTGCCGATAAACTTGCCGTCGTCAGAGCCGCGGCCCTTCGTGTTGGCAGTAGCAATGATCGTGAAGCCCTCGGCAGGAATGATCTGGCGACCAATCTTCTTGAGGAATATCGCCCGACCTTCGAGCACGGGCTGAAGGCACATGATCTTGTTGGATGCCAAGTCGATTTCGTCCAGCAGCAGGACTGCGCCGCGCTCCATGGCAGTCACGACAGGGCCGTTGTGCCACACGGTTTCGCCGTTCACCAGGCGGAAGCCGCCCAGAAGATCATCCTCGTCGGTTTCGATGGTGATGTTGACGCGGATCATTTCACGACCAGCGGTCGCACAGGTCTGCTCGACCATCATCGTCTTGCCGTTGCCGGACAGACCGGTAACGAAGATCGGGTAGAACAGCTTCGACTTCACGACGGCAAGGACGTTATCGAAGTGGCCAAACTTGACGTAGGTCCTGACCCGACCCGGAATCAGGTCACCGAAGGCGACCTTGGCGATGGTCTCATTGTCCACGGCAAGGCGCACGGGCTGGCGACCGACCATGTTCGGAATCTCCGACTCGACTGCCGGAGCAGGGGCGGCCTTCACGGCGCGCTCAGGACGCTTCGGCTCACCCGTCATGCAATCCGGCATACGATAGACGCCACGGGAAACGCGGTAGGCCTGGTCATTCAGGAGCCACCAGGGCTTTTCGATGCCGTGGTTGTCGATCAGCGACACAATCGATTGCCGATCAATCTCTGCGATATTCGGGCCATAGACCTGGCGAACGATCTCCACGAACGCCTTCTGCTTCTGATTGAGTTCCATGATATAAGTCTCTTTCACGATTGTAGATGTGGATTATACTCGATTTCCAGTGGAAAGTCAAGCCGAAATGAGGTCGATAAAGCGAGCCAGGATAACATATGCCGACTTACGCGACTTCATGATCTTGGTAAACTCGTCGGTTTCGGCATTCGTGGCGTCAGTCTGCGCCCCTCCCGTCCGAATTTTTGCATCGGATACCTTCAGCATATTGATTGCCAGCGAGTCAGCGTCGATGAGGTAGTATTCATCATACCCCGCGCTCTTGCACACGGCAAACTTCTTCGCCTTCCAGGACTCCTGGAAAGCATGAAGGTCCGACAGGCAATCGTATTTCGTGCAAATGCTGTGCAGGGCGTTTTCTCGCGTCAGGAAGAACCCGACGGCCTTGGCGCCCGTGGCATCGCGGAGAGCACGGATATGGTTCACCGTCACCCTGTGAGACTGGCCGAGACCCTGATACTGGATGCCCGTCCGGCGATCCTGGAAGATGGCAGTCGTGTGCGAGCGGTAATTGGATCCCTGGCCGCCGTCCTGAGCGTAAGAGCCGCCACCACCGTTGGAATCACCGTCGGTCAGGACGACAAAATTGACGACCTGAACGTTGGTATCCCGCTTGAGGTTCTCGATGATGTACCGAGCCGAAATGAGTGCCTGGTTCAGAGGCGTACCGAACAGTCGGTCGCGCGCAGGAACCCTGTGTGCATTGATCTGGGCATTGGGCTCGCCCGAGCCATACCGAGAGCAATTGAACAGGATCGACAGGGTGAACATATTGGACAGAGCCTGGTTAAACTCCATGGTCGTCATGCGCGAATTGAAATACTCGCGAAGCATGAAGCCGTGGATCATCACGTCATCTTCCTTGCAGACCTTGACCATTTCGGAATTGCCAGACGACATCCGGGAGTTGTCCGCATCGGTAAATCCGAAGACGCGGAACTCAATCTGAGCACGGCGACAGAACATGACCAGAACCATAAGCTGGTGAATGGTCTTGGAAATTTCGCCTATCATCGAGGACGAAAAATCGATCATCATAACAAGGCCGTGGTTCTTGCCGCCGGGCGTCACTGCCAGGCGCTTGAACACATCCTCGTTATACAGGTACGAGTGTAGCTTGTTCGTGTCAATGACACCCGTGCGCGAGGTGCTGGTGCGCGAATACTGATCGGCAGCCTTCTTCTGATCAAACTGGCGCACGAGGTACGAAATGACCGGGTTCTGATCGGCCTTGAATTTCAGGAAGCGAGCACGAATTTCCGCGAGGCCCTCAGACCCAATGGTCTTGAAATTGCGGGCATGTTCGCGCAGAATGGTCTTGTAGTCATCCACGGACTTTTCGACGTCCAGTTTCTTCGGGTAGAAAATGTACTCTGGGATCATGGCGTTCGTGCGGTCGACCAGAGATTGACGCGCAGCCTCAAGCTCCTCGTCGGTCGCCGAGTCGAAGGTGTCGATCTTTTCGACTGCATCGTCATCGGCATCCGCGGAAGCATCTTCCTCGATGTCCAGCGGTTCATCATCGAGGACAGGTTCACCCTCAGGCTTTTCTTCCTCGAAAGCGCCCATGTCCGTGTCGATAGCCGAGATAGGCTCCGAGTCTTCCTGGAGCCGTTCGTCATCGGAATCGTCTTCATCATCTGCCACGGGAGCCACAGGAGACCGGTCACGGAACACAGGCACGTGGACCTTCACTTCAAGTCCCAGACCCAGTTCTTCACCAGGCGCAGGCTGTTCCATGGCCTTCCGCAGCTTATTGTTGCGCGCCTTGATGTACTTCACGAGGTCGATGGAGATTGCTTCGACCTCGCCGAACGTTTCAGCCACGGCGATGCGGGCGACAATCACACGCTCCTTCTTGGTGAAGCGGATGTTGGCGGCTTCAATGTTGCCAAACTTGAAATGGATATTGATCCGGTCGATGAAATTCATCGTATTGTAGGATTGGCCCTTTTTCCCTACGAACATGCCGGAGGCAAAGAGAGCCTTGTATCCCGTGATAAAGGATTGATGCAGACCGGGGTACCGGCGCTTCATAAGCTTTTCGATGCGGGCATCTTCGACCACATTGATAATGTGAGCGGCAGCCTGGCGCTTGATCCCGATGGCGGCCACGGCTGCAATGGCCGCGCCGTAAATCTCAGCTGCCGGCGTTTCGAGGGCGTGACCGACCTCATGGCCTACGAACGTGTCATAGACCTCGGGGATCGTTTCTTTCCAGATGGGGAGATTGAGGATGCGGCGCTTCAAGTCGAAGGACGCCTGCGTGATAACGATATGGCGAACCTGAATGTTTTCCACAGCCATAAGCTTTGCCAGCTTACTCTTTGCGGCAATCATGTTCTTGGCAGCTTTTGCGTTGCCGGCGTTTTCGTTCAGGAAGATTGTCATGCGTTCTCTCAATTTAGAGGAGCATTATACGCTAGAAATGGAAGGAAGACAATTGCAAAAAACGCATAGCAGGTATGCAGTAGGCGCATATCCCGCTATGCGAGAAAGTCATTCCGCTCGGAGGTTATACACTTCGATGGAGTCCAGGCCGCCGAAATAGTTATACCAGGGGGCCCAGTCGGACTTGAACCGCTTGCCGTTTGCCATGGTATAGGCGTATCCCTTTTCGTCGTCGCGCAAATTGACCTTCAAAATCTCGTCCACGGCCTTCTGCGCGTCCTCACGGTTTTCATACAGGTCCAGGTATTCGACACCGTTCCCTTGATCGAGACCGAAGGAGTCGCCGGTCGAATAGATCGCAGCGACCAGGTAATAGTCGCGACCCTTCACGACCTCGAACGAGGTCTTCAGGTCAAAATAGTCACCTTCCGAGACAAGGACCAGATGGTCGAAGTCATGCGAAGTGGCGTAGGAATCGCGCGACCATTCATCATCCTCGCGCTCGCCGCCGAGGCTGGTTGAGCTGGAATAGTCGATAACCTGAATGCGTGACATTTCAAAAATCCAATTGTGCGTTAAACCAACCCTGGGCCCATGCCTCGTACATGCGAGACTTTTGCGGATAGGGGTTGCCAGAGAAATCGACCCCGTTCAGGTGTTCTCAAGAAAAAATTAAGCCTAAGGCTTGTAAAAGATAAACACAGGTTCGTACTTCAAAAATATGCCGTTGACCTTACAAAAATTCTTTGACTTGGGAAGCCCGGTATCCGGGTCGACTCGATTCCCACCAGGCATCTGCGCCAGCGCCATCTTCAAGGTCATGACATATTCCATGCCAAGCTCTTTCAGAATATCCATCGAGTCCTGCTCCAACGGAAGCATGTCAGGACCAAACTTCGCGTCGGCGATGTTCCATGCGAGGTATCGATCCTTCCGCAGATATTCAACGGCCGTCGTCAGAGTGGGGCGCAGGAAGCCTTCGCGCCATTCTTCATACTGTCCGAATTTCTTGTAGGACTGTGAAGGGTCCTCAGAGTATGCCTCTTTGGCAAAGTATGGCGGACTCGTGAAGACGAAATCTAGTCGATTTTTATACCGACGAAAACGAGGGTCTTCCGCAATACACTCAGAACCCGACTGGAATATCTCGTAAGTGTGTTGCTTGGGGAAGAGGCTGCTTGAACGGTAGGTTCGCTCGTTAAAAAAGTCAGCAAGGTCATGATACTTTGTACGGCCAGCATCAATGCTATGATCACTGTTAGGATCAGTACCAATATAGTGGATACTGCGATTGTCGTCAACAGCCATAGCACCCAAGATACGGCCACCCCAACCAGCCGAAGGATCATAAAGGTTGATAACGTCTTGGTCTTTAATATGGTCGGTAAATCGTTCATAGATGTATCTCGCTGTGAGAGGAGGGAAGTTGACTGCGTACTGACAAAACGACACACGGAATGCCTTGAGCCCAACAGGGAACACCTTCTGCTTCAATGCATAGACACGAATCTGGTAATTCTCTGATCGATTCCAATCGATGTTCGACCGGCACCGTTCAGGGATCATATCCCAGATGCCTTCGATCTGTTGGCGAGAGATAGCCAAGTTCACTCGCACGCGGAGCTTTTCGTCATACCCCGTGTATTCTTTGTCGGCATCACGCGGTGCGAGCCAATAGTCATACTGATTATATCCGCGATAGCGATTCTCGAATTTCATGATCCATTCGATGGCATTCTTGGACACAGGCCAATTCATGTGATTTTCCAGATCACCGACCTTGACTGGATTGGAATAGTGATAGAATGAGTCGCGCTTGAAATGGCGCGATGCATAGGTCACGAAAGAGTCCAGGAGCTCGTCATTGACGAACCAATCGTAGATCGAGCGCCCATCGTCATTCTTGGAGTAGTTAATGCGCGTCTTCATCATCGTGGGGAACCACTGATTCGCTGCATTACCTAGGATCGTTGTATTGCGAATGACGTCCTTCTCGCCAGTCAATTCGTTCTCGACTAGGAACTCATGAACCGGATAGCCGATCATATCGTTGAATTGCTCAATGATTTGGTTCTCGTTGAACCCGACGCGCGGAGGCAGCCCCTTGGTATCCCACAGATACACGACCGTCTTCCGTAGGTCGATGACCCATGTGCGAAACTCATCCTTGGACATGCTGAGAATTTCCTCGAAGGTCTTGTTGACCGAGGATTTCAGCAATTCATCATTGCGTTCATAGAACCATTTTTTTGTCATCGATATTCGGCCTTTATGCCTGTCATCTTCATTACGGGGACTTGCGCTTCACGGCAAATCTTGATCATGTTTTCGGTGCCTTTGTTCCCAGGGAATGCAATGCAGCCGTCAAGTCCTGAGTCAAGCATCCGCTTGTTTCTGATATGTCCTGCGTAGTTGCCGTACTTGGTCCATTCCCACTTTTCGATGGGGAAAGGATCATACTCTACCCCGCGAGCTATTGCCCATTCTTTTCCAAGTGTATCAGCACCTCGCGCTTCACCCTGGACAATGATCAGGTCTTTCTCGCTTTCAAAGTGTGTTAGCATCTTATCCAGATGCCGATACACCCAATCGCGGTCGTTAAACTCGCGGCCGCCACAGACGCAGATACGTTTTCTGTTGGCAATAGTATATAGGATTTCTCCATGGCACGCTTTCGGAGCACAGAAGCATCCTAGGACTTTTCCGCGAAGCTCTAGTCGCGCGTCACGTCGAAGGTCTGCCTGCTCTGGTGCATTGATCCATTCGACGTATGCGGCAATGACTTCCTCACGGGTTCCATGCTCACCGATCTTGAATGGGTTGCCCCATTTACTCCCACGACCAATGTATACGTCATGGGGATCCTTCTTGCAATGAACTACGCTCAGGCTACATTCCACAGGAGAGCACCAGGCTTCGCGTATTGGCGAACGAACGGCCAGATTTTGGCGTCGTAATACTTCTCGGAAGGATAAGGCGGTGCATCTTCTGGCTTTACCGGTGCGTCAAATTTATAGGGCGACACATAGACCTTCTCCGCTCGACCAATCTCGCGGTCATTCATCTTGTGTCCAGTTTGAACCATTATAACAGGTTTCTCAGGAAATGCAAGCTGTAATCCACGTGAAAGCGTACCAGATGATCCGATTGTCCAAATTTCAGGGAAGACCTCAGGGAACTCAATTGAACGGGCAACCTTGATGATTGACCCGAGTACGGTAGGATGCTCTAATCCGAGTGGCAGGATGATTCGATTCTTGGTATCTTCGGCAGCATACTTCTTGGCACGCGAGAGCGTGACGGTAAGCATACCCATATTGACCCAGTGGATCGTGCCGCCTAGCTCAAGGACTCTTTGCTGGTGCCAAGTTGGTTCGCTGCGCGCCGCCATGAAGAAGGTTGCTTTCTTACCATTTCGGCGGCAGACTTCTGTGAGCGCGATAGGACCCCAACCGATCTTGTTGGCACCACCAAAGACAAATTCATTTTCGGGTGTGTGCTTCACCAGATAGTCGATAAAGCGAACCTTTGATCCAAAGCCGAGAAGGTCGTCCCGAACGACCCAGAATCCATCGTGCTTAGTCAGCACGGGCGCTGGATTCGGATCAGTCCATCCTTCAACGGTCTTTAGCAATTCCTCTGGTGATCCAGTCATCTTCTTCATACCCCATTAATACGGCGAGCATCTTGGCACGTTTGCTCGGACCAACACATCCGGTCTGCATGAACATGGAACGCTTGCCGTTTTCGTAAAACACATCTTCGTAGTTTGGAAACTGCTCGGCCGTCAGGTCGACAATGAATCCGTCTGGGTACACCAAGAACCTATGAGTTCCGGGATCGCCTGGGACCTTCATCGCCATTGGGATCGTACCCTTGGGCGCGACGTACCAATAGGCCATTTCAGAAACGACGTAGCAATAGCAATAGGTCGGATTGTCTTCCGACCAGGCATCGCGCATTTCCTTAGTCTTGAGATGTTTTCGCCCCATCTGTCGAAGGGCTGCATATAGTCTGGCTTTGTTGATGCCAGACTTAGTAAACATCGCTTCGCTTATCTCTGACCGCACTCGCAAGGAGCATCTCCGCTAATTTCTGGGTATTCACAACGTCAACGACCAGATGCACGCGAACAGTATCACCGCCATTCACGACCATATGAGGCTTGCGTGTATCCAGCATCCAACACTCACCAACCTTCATATGGACGTCATGACGAACGCCGTCATAGTTCCATGAGGAAAACTTCACCTTGTCGTTGGTGATCAGGGGGAAGTGTAGACGGATAAGTCCGTCGAGCGTATTGTATGAGTCAGGATCGACCTGATCGGTATGACGAGAAAGCTCACCTTCATTCGGCTCAAGAGACATGAAGCGCACGCGATGCACGTCGCCATCGGCAAACTCGAAAAAGTCCCAGACTTCAGGGAGCGCCGTGGCGATCAGAGTATCCTGGAGATAGAAGTTGTCCTTGGCGTGCTTCTCTTTCCATTCCTTGCTCATCTCGATAGGCTTCGCAATGAAGTTTGGGTCGGGCGAGTACCCCCGGAGTGACAACGCGCGCCACGACTTGGCCTTGTTGTAGTTTGAGTAGTGGTTCTCAAACATCTTGAGCAGGTCGGCATTGATCAGTTTCTTGGTGACCTGGTCAATGAGCTTCTGGTCGACACCATCAAGGAGCTTGATGATATTGACCTTTTCGAGCGGGTTCACATCTGGGTGCACGGTTTCGGCAAAAAGCTTTGTCCGTGCAGATTGGCGATAGTAGATAGAATAGACTTCACCGAAGGTCGTGATCTTTCCTGAGATATAATCGAATCCAAGGTCGGTCGCAAAAGCATCTGCCTGACCATCTTCGGCCCAGGTATAGAGCCAGCAATTTGAATCGAGATAGATGCCAGCAGCAAGCTCCTCTGCTACCAGCTCCGAAGAATAGTTATTGATCTTGGTGATCGTGATATCGCCAGGAACCTTGATGCCAATGAGAGTGTCGCCGTGCATGACGATATTCGACTTGACCTTGGCGACCTCAGCAACAAACGCGCCGTCGTCAAAGACCATAAGGGTGTCCTTATGCCATGCTTCGGCGATGTTGTTTTTCTTGAATTTGACAAACGGAGACAGAGTGAACGAATTGTATCGCTCCCACTGTTTCTCCATATCCTTCAGGAAAGACAATTCAAGGCCGTGCTGCCACGGCTTCATGTCTGGTCGATCCATTATCTATTTCCTTTGCGGCTCAATCTCTGAATTGTCTTACGGCGTCTATCTCGCGCCATCGCGAGAGTGGTGCGGCCGACTCTCAGGTCCATCGTGATGCCGTCCATGTGGTCACATTCATGTAGAATGACGCGCGCCGTAAGACCATGAAAGGTGTCTTCCTTGTGTTCCCCATTCACATGCTGATATGCCAGGCGAACCATCGTGGGGCGCTTGACCTTCATGAACAGATAGGGGAACGACAGGCAACCTTCTTCGCCAAGCTCTGTGACGGACGAAGTCTCAAGGACCTTCGGGTTGAAGAATACCTGTTTGTTGGTCGCGTCGAAGCCGGCGACAAAGACGCGGAGCGACAGGCCACACTGATTCGCCGAGAGTCCAAGTCCCTTGTTGCGGAACATTGTCTCGAATAGCGAGTTTGCCAGATAGACTGGATTGACGGGGGGATTGGCGAAGTCGAAGTGTTCTGTGGGGCGCTGAAGGACATAATCCTTCTCGACGGCGAGTGGGTAGATTTCAAATTCACGGATACCGACGCCTGTGTCGATAACCAATTTTTTGTTTTCAATAGCCATATTTCACCTTATCTCATGCTGCAATGCGGGAGAAGTTGTTTACCTTTTCAAAGCGGATCATCGAGCGGAACTTGTCATACAGGATATCCTCGCGATGCGAAATAACGAACAGGTTTGTCTCCGGTCCAAGCGCCTGTAGAATTTTCAGAAGCTCGTCGGTCGCATTCGAGTCCAAGGACGAATCAAACACCTCATCGAGGATCAGTAGATTTGTGGATACCGAGTTCTTCATCTTGGCAATCGCTCGCCATGTGAACAGCAGCGCCAGGTCGATTTTCTGCTTCTCGCCCTCGGAGAAATTCGCATAGGCAAATTCATCACGGAAGCGAGACTTGATGGACTCATTGAAATTCTCGTCAAGGTTGAAGTTGACAAAGAAGTCCATGGTAGCCAGATACTTGTTGACCAGCTTATTCATGACCGGCAGATAGGTCTTGATGATCTTGGTCTTGATTCCTGAGTCTTTCAGGAGCATCGACGCTATTTCGTAATAGTGCTGCGTTTCGATGTTCTTGTTTTGAGCCTGCTCGTAGGAATCGATTTGGTTCCTGAACTTTTTGATGTTCTGTTCTTCGGAGACACCAAGTCCAGATTTAGTCGCCATTTGGTTGTTTTCATTCTGGAGCCGTGTGATGTACTTATTGATTTCGGTGATGCGTGTGGACTTCACAACGATATCGGTCTGTTTGACTGAGATTTCCTGGAGCACACCGCGGATCGCGGCGATCTTGTCGTTCAGGACTGCCATCTTGTCTGCCAGATCAAATAGACCTGTAGAGAGTTCTTCGACCTTCTTCTCGTTGGTATCGATGTGCGTGTGCTTTACGGGGTCGGTGATTTCCTGGTGGCATTTGGGGCAGATATTGTTGCCCTTGAAGAAATCAATCTCGCGCCGCAGGTCATCGATGTTCATTTCTATCTGTGTCTGATAGGACGAGAGCTTCGCGCTCTTGCTCGTATACTTTGAAATCTCAGGAGTGGATTCCTCAGTCTCCAAAATGGACTGTTGGATAGCGGCAATATCTGCATGGAGCGCGGCGATGGCAGCCTGGTTCTTCTCAATCTCTATGGTATTCGATTCGATCTTGATCTTCTGGGTGTTCTGAATTTCCTTCAGGAGCTTCTCGGCTGATGCGACATGCACATTCAGCAATGTAATTTCGCTGCGAACCTGGGAGATAGTCTCCTTGATATCCTGCTGTTTCAGTTTGAGCACGATATTCATTGACGAGAAAATCTCGATATCTAGAAGGACCTCGATGATCGCACGTCTATCGGCGGCCGTCAATTGCATGAACGGCGTGAAGGATGCCGAACCCAGGATGACGATCTGCGTGAAGGACTTGTAATTCATCTTGAGGATATTCTTCTCAAGATGATCTTGGTAGTCCTTCAGCTTTGAATCCTGGTTGATCAGGACGCCATCACAGTAAATCTCAAAGATATTCGGCTTGATTCCACGGATGATCTTGTAGCGTTTATTGCCCGCGTCAAACTCGATATTCACAAGGCAATCCTTGTTATTGATCGAATTGATTAGCTGAGGCTTATTGATCTTCCGAAAGGGCTTGCCGAACAGCACAAAGGTCAGAGCGTCGAGCAGGGTAGACTTGCCACCACCATTCTTGCCCACGATCAATGTGGTAGACGAACGATCAAGAAGGATTTTCGTCCATGCGTTTCCCGTGGACAGAAAATTCTTCCATTCTACATACCTGAAAAGTAACATACTTTACGCTTCAATGTTCTGGGCTTCGACGTAAATCTCGCGAAGGATTGCCTTCATCTTATCCGGATCGGCAGTCAAAGAGAGACCATCCACATACTTATTCAGTATGGTAAGGGTGTCTTCAGCTTGATCCATTGTATCATCTTCGCTCAGGTCTGTCAAGCTCAAAGTGTCTTCGATTACCGAAATGTCGATGGGCTCTGCCTTGATCAGATCATTGATATAGGTGTCGAATAGGTACGGGTTGGTTTTGTTCACCACGAGCACCTTGACATAGGTGCCATGGTATTCAGAGAAGTCCATCGCCTTCAGCTTCTCGAAATCGAGGTCTTCCTTGTCATCGTATACCAGCTTGTAGAACAATCGGTATGGGTTGGGAACGAACGTAAGCTCTCTGGTATCCGTATCGAAGATGTGGAACCCGCGCTGATCATTATAGTCAGCCCAGGTCATTTCGTACTGATTGCCGAGATAGAAGATCGTACCATCGGAAGACTTGTGATGGAAGTGTCCGGACATGACGATATCGAAGCGATCAAACAGCGACCGATTGAAACCCTCATGACAGATGTTGCCACGATCCATCTCAAATCCAGCAATCTCAAGATGACCCATGACGACCTGAGCTTTGGTGCTCTTGATCATAGCCATTGATGCGGCATAGTTCTCAGGGGAAATCCAGGGCAGGAATAGGATGTCGAGTCCATCGAAGTTTACGGTTTTCGGGTTCGTGTAGATGAAAGGCTCATTCTTTCCATCATATGTCGTGCAGAGGTTCTCGATGGCATTCACCTTGTTCGTATTCTTGTAGAACACGTCATGGTTGCCCAGCAGGATATGAGTGTCGATTCCTTCATCCCAGAATCGATTCATGAAGCGGAGCCTGAAGTCCTGTGCGATACGATAGTTGACAAATTTGCGGCGATCAACCACGTCCCCTAGGTGAACAACGGTCTTGATGTTGTTTGCCTTGAGATAGGGGAAGAAGATGTTGTCCCAGAATTTGAAGAAGTAGTCATTCACATTCAGGTTGTCGCCGCGGGCGCCGAAAGTGGGTGTCGTTTATAATGGCAATTTTCATGTCAGCAACGATGCTCCTTATTTTGTAAGTTGTTCCACATAAACGATGTGCTTATGTTTTTTGACTTTTCCTGTAGCAACATTTCTCATGTTGCGTGCCTGTAATTTATGTTCTCTACAAAAGTCAGACATATAATCAGTATAATACACAACCCCTTGATTGTCAATGATTTTGATCGACCTTTCGTGCACCGGCAGCCTTGGCATACTCGGCATCATATTTGGTGATTGCTTCATCAAGCGTCCGGCGATAGTCTACCAGACGGGCCCGGTAGACTTGGCGCGACCATACGTCTGCCTTGGTATTCAGCACGTCGCGAATGAGCACCTCGATTAGAGGTGGCATGATCAGTTGTTCTTTACTCATTGGGGTAAAAGCTTTCCAGTCCTTTTTTGCTGCGTTCCAGCTTCTTCAGCTTCTTCTTTTTCTTCTGCTTCTGTTTCTTCTCGAAGGAGCTTGTGTATTCTGCTATATTAGCATAAATCTCGACAGGTTTCAAGTCAGAAAGTGATTGATCGTCGGAATAAGCGTCAGATTCAAAGAGCATGTGGTTCTGGAGCATTTTGTACTTGACATACTGAGCCTTTCCCTCTTTGCCGATGCGGCGAAGAAAGGCATTCCAGACTACCATGGTGAAGTAGGCAAAGGGGTTGTTCGTTTTGTCGGGATTGAACGATTCAAAGTACATGACACAGTTTTCGATGGCATCGCCGATCATTTCTTCACGGTATGTGTAATGGATGAAGTTCGGCTTGTAGGCCAGGTGCTCGGCAATCTTGATGAAGCATTCGCCAATGTAATTGGGGATTGGCGGCTTGTTCTTGCCCGCTTCCTTAGCGGCTACAGATCGTGCCTTGTGCGCGACAATCTCCGCGTAGAATTTCTTGTTGTCGATGTAATGTTTGCTCATTTTGTGCTTGACTTTCACTTGACAGGGTGCTATTATTCGTGTGTCCTGAATGATGATGATGCATTAACCAATTAGTGTAATGTTCTCTTGGTATTCTTCAATATCTCCAATAGGTCTTCACCAATCTCTGATTCCATATCCTGAGATTCCCTCTCTGGAGCTTCCTTGATGGACTGCTCTGACGCCCTGATCTTCTTCAGGAACAATCGGTAGATATTGATCAGCTTTTCAGATGGCTCAGCAGACAGCATGATCATCGCCTTGGAGATATCCAAGTTCTTGTCTGCGATCATCGTCGCAGGAATCCACTCTGCAATCCACATAACAGTAGCTCCCATCGAATCGTTATCCGTATGGATAACGATGGGATAGGTGATCGTCAAATGAGTGTCGTGCTCTTCCAGGAGTTGAGCCACAACGTTCTCCCCTGAGAGAAGACGGAGCAGGGTGACATCCATCGGGGCATCTTCATTCTCTTCCATATGATTTCTCACAGTTCGATGTTGTAGAGCTTATAGGGGAATTTCTCGTCATTGTAGATGGCAACGCGCTCTACAAAGTGCCGAAGGACGTAGTTCTCGTATTTCTTGTATCGAAGATCGTCTACTAGGTCGTAGAGGATCGCTTCTTCTTTGTTTTCACCAATGCGAAGACCGCGACCAATGGACTGCAAAGTACGAATACGAGACTTAGAAGGAGAAGAAAAAATGATATTGTGTAGATTACGGATGTTAATGCCAGTGCTAAAAGTGCCGTCTGAAGCCACAATGATAGCGTTCGTTTCGTTCTCAGTAATCGCACGTACAGCCTCGCGGACCTCGACATCCGTATCTCCATAGATTAGGAAGCATTTCCGTCCGACCCGCGCGCATTCTTGTTCCAGGTTCTGAAAGAGCACTTTGCCGTGCTTGTCTACGAAATGAAACAGAAGGAGTGTGTTGCCTCTGAGAGACAACGATAGGTTGACCACGAAATTGATTCTTGGTTGATAGCGTACTATGTAATCGATTTCTTCTTGGTAGGTATACTCCTTGACCTCTTTGCAGACTTCCGCGGGGTACTTGAGAACAAGCGCCTTGATTTTGAAGGCAGCAAGCTGCTTACGCTCGATAAGCTCGGCCGTCGAAATAACCTTCTTGACCGGGCCAAAGACTCCTTCGAGTACGAGCTTGTGGGTTTTGGTTCCATCGATTGTTCCAGTCATGCCGATGCGGTAGCCACAGGTCTCCAGGTTCGTCATGATCGTGACCAGAGACTTCGCCTTGAACAGGTGAGCCTCGTCGCCGATCACAAAGTCGAAATCCTTGAAGTATGACTTGGGGAGTTTGTAGAGGGATTGCCACGTCGAAATGGTGACGGTCTTTTCGGTGTCCTTGTCATGACCCGCATAGATGCGATGCACGTTTTCTTCCGTGCTCCATCCATTGTGACTCGAATAGTCCTCAAAATCCTTGTATAGCTGCTCGACCAGCGAGGTCGTGGGAACGAGAATGAGTCCCCGCAGACCCTTGGATAGCAGATATCGCACGATGAGGTAAGCAATGACTGATTTGCCGGATGCCGTAGGGGAGAGAAGAAGCTGCCGCTTATTGCGGATCGACTTGGCGAACCCAATGGTCTGATAGTCGCGCACGTCGAGTTTCTTGCCGCGCGAATGGATATTCAGCGAGTAGGCAAACTCATGAGCTTCCTGAATGGAGAAGTTGGTCTTCAGAAGGGATTCATCGTCATACTCAATATCATACCCGCGCTCCTGTGCGAACGTGCCGATGTAATCGAGCAAGCCATGGTAAATCTGTCGGGTCTGGCGATTGAAAAGTCGAATCTTTCCGTCCCACAATTTGTTGCGGTACGCGGGCGTAAATTTGTATCCCGGGACGAAGAAGGTGAAATACTCTGATAACTCGTAAGCTACGCTTTGTTCACAATCAATTTTGAGAAATACTTCATTGTGCTTTCTTACGATCACTTTGTCATTCAAATCATACCTCTGTTGTTAATACCGTTCGGCCCAAAGCTCATCGACAATCCGACGCACCGTTTCAGGATTCGCCATCCCTCTACAATGTTTCTTGATGCACATCGTCAATTGATACTTTGTAAAGAATTTGTGTGGGTCGGGGTCTTGAAGCGCATTGCCCACGGCGATATACAGGCTTTCGATAGGCCGTACAAGATGTGGGAATTTCTCCGCTGGGACGTCAAAATCAGCCGCCATTGATGAACCTCTGCCAGTCGATATCAGACTTCACGGTGAAATGCATGTTCTTGATCTGACCAAGGATCGATACGCAGGATTCTGCGATTTCGTCCATCTCGGCTTTTTCAAGCAGGACGTCAACGAGGTCGGGATCAGTAGAGAGCTTCTGGTCGACGCCCGAGTTCGTGAGCTTGAAAGCAAACGGAGGCCAGCCTAGTGCGGCCAACTGTTCCTGGTCGAGGTGACCCTTATAGTAGTCACCCTTGGTGTTCCGAAGCTTCGCATAGCGACCCTCAATCTCACGCCGTGCGCGATTGTTGAGAGCCATGATCTTCAGGTACTTGGCGTGCAAGAGAGCGAGGCGAAGCCCCTCTGAGCCAAGTTTCGTTTCATCGATAACTGCATCCCTCGCCCATTCTGAGAGAAGGTCGTCAAGCTTTGCCATTTTGCTTTTTCTCGTGTGCTGCTATATTCCATGCGGTTGCATCGACCTGGGCTTCATCGAATGTGCGGTATACGGCAAAGATATCATCCTTACCGATTGTACCGACGCAGAATTTGAAGACGGTTGTCCGATGCATTTCGCGCACCTCATAGAGGAGCGGAATCTTTGGTTTCTTGGCCATGATCACAATTCCTCATTGAATGAAGACACAGTATATCAGTTACCGCGGTACTTGTCAAGAGAATTATGGGGCCGTTCGGTCGATTTCGTAGGATTCAAAGCGGAAGGTCGCGTCTGCTACCATCGTGTTCTCGGCTGAGTCGGAGGTCATCATCTGGATTGATCCGACGGACAGAGGAAAGCAATTGAGGAAGCGTAGACGAATGTTTGAGGCATTGTCGTTGGAGAGAATAGAGAGGGTCGCGTCAGAGGTTGACTTACCGAAATCTGCTGATTCCTTGAGCATCTTGCGGTATTCCTGGAACCCACCAGGAAAGGTTAGGCCACGAATCCAGTCATGGAGTTCAAACCAGCCGCGCATATCTGAGTCAACAATGAAGTTGAGGTTCAGCGTGTCATAGACGATCTTGTCGCCAGGAAGGTACATATCGACAAAAGGAGTATGGCGAACATACTCGCCAGTAGATACACCAGGAATGTTCACAGACTGTAGGAAGTATGTTACCGTTGGGATTCTACGGAAGGTCAATCGGAACTTCGTAGGCTGTAGGGTGCTCAATTCATTGGGGCGTGGACGGTTCGTTGGCATAGTAGTCTCCTCTGAGACTATTTATGAAATAAGTTTACAGCTCCATCCTTTATGATGATTCAACTTACCATTACTTACCCTCAACATGACATCATATGTTAGCCCATTATCTCCGCAAAATTTTCTTAGATTTACAATCTTGATTTTCGCGTCATTAGGATCGGTGACCCAATAAGACTTGAATTTCCAATGCATCACAGGTTTACCATGTATACCTTTGATATATTTTGCCTGTTCCTTTTCGGTCATCTTAGCCAATCGGCCTGTGACCTCGGCACACCGCCAACCTTTATGATTATCTACATTACCTCTGGACACGTAGATCATTGGTGTGAAAGACAGACCATGTTCTTTACATAATTTCGTTAGATTTATGATCTTGATTGAAACTCCATGGGGGTCGGTGACCCAATAAGACTTGGCGTTACCATTAACTATAGGCTTGCCGTGCTTAATTTTGATATATTTTGCCTGTTCCTTTTCAGTCATCTTGGCCAATTTGCCTTCGACCTTGTCGCATCTCCAACCTTTATGGTTATCGAAAATACCATTAAGTACGCGAGTCATGCAGGCATTTTGAAGCCCGTGTGCATGGCAAAATTTGTTTAGGTTCACAATCTTAGTCGAAACACCATTAGGATCGGTGACCCAATACTGGATTTTTGACCCAGCGGCAGACAATTTATTTCGTGTTTCTTCTGAAAAAACTGTGCCATAGTTTTGATTATACCCATTAGGGGAAAGTGTGTCGAGACTCTCAATATAGAAATTTTCGCGCTTGGCTAGATGTTTGTCATGAACATTCTCTTCCAGGATCCTGTAGGAAAATGCTTCGATTCCATATTCCCTGAGAGCACAATGAAATGGGATCTGAGATCCATTCCTTGCGAGACGAATGTGTTCAAGCTTTCTTATTTTAGGTTGTATGCTCCTACCGATGTATTTTTTACCGGTAAGCTTGTTTCTCCAAAGGTAGATGATGCCAGTGGTAGTCATTATGATATTGCCACAATTTTTATTGATAAGAGACAGTATAGCACCTACCACTGGTATTGTCAAGGCAAAAAGAAAGGGGCCGTGAAGCCCCT